GTTTTCCTGGGAACACAGTAGCTCTTCGGCTCGGGTTTTGGGCTAACGCTCATAAATGAGGTAATACTCTCCCCCTGGAGCGGCTTGTAATGAGCTAGAGTCGGGCCTGGTCTTAGACCACTTCCTCCTGCAAAGGAGAGTGTATCACAGCATTAATTGTGAGGGGTTAACAGTTGTCTGTCGCTGTTTTCCTGCTATACAAGACAGACCTCCAGCCCAAGATAAGATCCGTTGGGCGGGGTGGATAGGATCGCGAGCTAACGGTGGCTATGGACCAGGGTAACCTGTGTAGCTGTTAGCTAACTGACAATGTGGTTGAAGAACATAGCTAAGCATTGTTGGGGAGGCTGTCTAGAGCTTTATCTAGACTCATATGTTTATGGCTGTTGTTAGGGTTTACGGGACGCCCTTTCGACAGAAACAATAGTTCCAAACTGGGGGGTGGCTAAGTCATCTGTAGTCCCCTGGTGTATCTCTGATGTGGTTGATGAGCTTAGCTAAGCATCAGAGAGCAAAGGCTGCCCAAGGCTTTATTTGGGCGCATCCGTTTATGGCGTTATGGTAACTCGTTAAAGTTCCCCGGGAGCACCTACCCGGTTAGCGTACGCATCTAGGTACACGAAGTGGTCTTCACGCTATGTCTGTAAGCGATAGGGTTTTACCCACAGGGTGTGGTGGACAATCACCATGATGATTTTTAAAAAAGATGATATATAAATTTTGGAAACCATCACCAACTCCAAGCCCGGTCGACAGCTTCGCTGAAACAGCGTTCTCCGTCGACCATCTCGAGGGGAGGCACACCCCTAAAGTCAAGTTGCCACCACCGCCGCGGAGTTATCAGCCGCGTACCCATCAGCACGCGATGGAGCTTTCTGGGTCTTACCAGAGAGAGGATTCCGTGTGGAATGTTCACTTCGGGGACAATCCGTTTTGGGAGGCTGACCGTCCGGCGGTGGTTGAGTCAACTTCGACCGACATCTTCCTACCGGAGGATGTAGAGATAACCGGCGAGGTTAAAACACGTCCAGTTGTGCGACTGCCGTGTCCTCCGTCACGAAGGGTAACCTTTGATGACAAACCGCAGTCCAAGTCAGTCGGCGCTGACGTTGGGCAAGCACAGGCCCCGTCTCTCGGTGTTTCCGAGGGGCCGGGTTTCCGACTCCGTCGAAGAGGAAGACTGACTCGTTGTTTAGAGGCAGTCGCGCTCGAAGATTACTACAACCCGCATATGACTGGTGGTAAGACCTCGTCAGAAGCGGTGCGTAGTTATTTGGATGGCATACTCAGAAAGGGAGTAAAGCTCAACTGGTTAGAGCAAGTCGTCACGAACTTACCGAAGGAGGGGGAAGCGTCGTATGACGTCGTCCTTAATCTCTCCGCGGAAAGCTACACTTCTCTCGTGTCTCTGAGGGTCCTCAACAAGTTGCTGTCAAAGGCGATGTTCAAGAAGAGGACCTTGGAGTTGAGAGCCTCTCTCACCGCCAAGGCGGTCCAGTTTGCTGCTGAGTTGGGTCTGAGCGACTCGTATTTGTCTATGGTGCTTCCGGGTACTGTGACTCATGCGATGTTCGTGACGATGCACGAGGCAACTGCTGCGGCCGAGCTCGGTGGTTGGGTGGGTCTCGTCTCGCGCGAGCAGAGTGATGCCATTTCGCAAGGGAGGGTGCCAAAGGGACGTACTGAAACGTTCACGGAATCCTTCAGACGGTTTATGAGTGGCAAGCCAGTGGAGACGGTCCTGCCTCACGCCAAGACTTGATGGGGGGTATCTAATACAGG